TCATTTACAGCAGGAGCAGGTTCTGCACTAGTTGGTGCTGAAGTTTCTAAATTGAACAGATCTTCTAATTTTTTCGTCATACTATACTTATTTCCGTTTGCCACCTTGGTGGAAAATTTCATCTTCACTAACTACACGGAATCTGACTCCCTGTTGCTTACACCACCTGTTAGCAGCTTCCCATTTAGCCATATTTTTAACATACTGTTCTTGATTGTAACGACTCTTTCCAACCTTTTCTAACAGTGTGTGATTGCTTGGCTTAACTTCAACTACTTCTGCATGTTTCTTTTTGTTTTTATCAACGTATACTACAAAAAAATCAGGAACGTATATAGTTTGTTTACCAGTTAACGGATCTCTATATGGTATCTGTATACTTTCACTGGCCCAATTCTGTACCCCTTCGTGTTCATCTAACATACGCATGAATACAAACTCCCAACTGCTACGGGCCAATGGTGTTTTTTTTCCTACATACTTAGCAGGGTTTTTCATTTCAAAACGGCCCTGTGCAAACTTAGCCATTACGCTGATACATTTCTAGTTTGATTTGGTTTGACATCCTCGGTTCTAAAACCAAGTGCTGACGTTGGAACCCTGTTGTTGTTTAACACTTCACCAACTACCTGGCTTAGCTCGATACCATTTAACGATTTGAGAGTGTCTAATATTTTAAAAACAGGAGTACCGTCAATCTTCGCCTGTTTTAGCAGAACGGTAGCCACTACTAATGCAGCATCTTCATCAAACCCCTTAGATGTAAAAAATGCTATAGATGTGTCAACATCGTTGGCAGCAAATTCTAAAGGAGTTTTTCCATAGGTATCAAAGAATAGTTTAGTACCAGCGGCACTATCTTGTATTTTAGTTATAGGTAAATTATTTGCCATATTATTGTGTTAGATTTTTCTGTGTTGCTGTTGTTATCTGTGTATTGTCTGTGCTCTTAGGGAATACCGCTCCAACGATTCCGCCCACAGTTGATACGCCGGTAGAAATAGCTTGGGGATTGCTCAATATATTAATTGCTTCTGCTTTTAGATCTGCCTTGTTTAAATCTTTGAGATTCTTATAGGTGTTTACAGTTTTAATGGCTGTGCCTAAGAATCCACCAAAACTATCAAATGTTGTTCCACCAGACACATCACCAAATATACTTTCTAGACCTTCTAATACACCACCCGGCCCTAGTAATGTTGCTGTACCACCACCTGCTACACTTAATGGACTTGGTACTAGATCATAATGTAATGTAGCGAAACCTTTAGGATTATTAATAGTAACGTTGCCCGCAGAATATTTCACAGCTTCATATTCTAATGTCATTTGACTTTCAAGAGTATCGCCTTCAGCATATGAAACATTTCCATGACTCCAAGATTTAATTCTTGGGTTGACTAATGTATAACCTAAGAATCTTCTGCGACTCATAGTATAGATACTGATAGATTTAAAGAAAGGAACAGATATATTATTGTCCATACCATATCGGAAATTGTCCAATGGAGTTTTGGTAGGACGTAAATGATTAGCGTTATAGGCAGATGTTGGTAAGTGTCTATCTGCTACATAATATCCATAATAGACCGCCCACATAGCATTGATAATACCCTGGCTATCATCGTGCATTGTGATATTCACAGGATCGTAATTAATCTGCTTGTAAATTATTTTCTTTCTATTGTATTGATTTTTAACAACAGAATCAAAAGTGAATTTTGGTAAATCGGCAGATTTTACCAAGAGTCCAACTTCGTTGCTATGTTTAGCTGTAAACGACGGTGCTTTATGTGCTGTTGGATCTATTTCAAATTTTGCATAAAATAAGAATTTAGATCTTGGAGATAACCGATAGGTATTGTCGATAAACAAGCGAGTAGCATGTTGCCAGTTAGATACTATCCCCTTAGGATTAGTTAATCCTGTGGTGAATCCATTTAGAAAGCGAGTGAATTTATTGGCCATACAATATTTATGTCACAAAAAAAGCCCGAATAAATCAGGCTTGTTCTGTAATAATTTGCGGATTAGCCTTGTGTGCCTAATGCGCCTGTTACTGCTTGAGTAGATACTTGACGACCAACTGCTGCTCCAATACCACCTTCTAAGCTGGTAGTATTTTTCTCTGCACCCCATTGTTCCATATTGTCGAAACGGATTGTGAGTGCTACAGTTGCTGGTTCATTAGTTGCATAATTCAACTCACCGTAGTCAGCGTTCTGTACAAAGCAACCATAACAGTTAAATGTTTCAAGAACTCTTGGTGCTAGGTTAGCATTACCACCGTCTAGTACTTCGATACGTGTTGTAAACTTGTAATCGATACCTGAACGTGCTGACGCTTGTTCCATGAAATCGAATTGTTTCTGGATCTGTTGACCAACAAGTTTTTGTACTTCGCCACTAGCATCATCACGTAGTGTTAATGTTAGTGTTTCGAATGTATACTTACCTGCTAGATATACTTTTGAGTTGTACACATCAAGTGTCATTTCTTCAAAAGATACCTTTGGTCTAGTAACATCTGCTACTTGTTTTGTTAGCTCAGTTGCTGCGGCTACGCCAAACCCTAGTAGAGTAACTCTAAAGCGATATTTTAACTTTGGCATCAACAGCACTTGCGTTGTCGCAGTGCCGTTGGTTGGTACTGTAAAGTTATTTAATGAGGTAATTGGCATTTTTAAATTTCTCCTGTATTTCTGACACGCAATGGAATGTAAATGAACTCAACTGCTTTTACTGGTTCAATCGCAATATCAACCCATAATTCATTTCGGTCAATTCTTGCTGATGTGTTGTTAGAATCATCACAAACAACTGCAAAGTCATAAAGTGCTCTTAAACCTACAAGTTCAAGTAATAAACTTTCAACTGCTTGTTTAATTTCGTCACGTGTAATCTTGTCATTTGGTTCAAAGATATATGGACGAGCAAGTTTATTAAGTTGACTACGTAAGTAAACAACTAAACGAGCTACGTTAATACGATCTAATGCACTTGCATTTCTTGCACGAGTTTTTTGACCGTAGTTAACTAAACCAACTCCATTAAAGAATGTAATTGGATTAACTTTTAAGTTGTATAATGTATCACGTTGACCTTCGTTAAGTGAAACTGTTTGGAACTCACCTGTTGATGCTTGGATATAACCAACTGATGTTGCGTTAGTAATACCACCACGTCTTGTACCTGCTGGTGCAAACCATGGATATGTAGCATTATCGCTTAGTGCGATTGTTTTCAACATCATATGTGATGCTGGAACAACAGCAGTAGTACCACCTAGATCTGTTGTGAAACCATTTGGATAGAATACTGCTGAATATTCATCGTAAGTTACAATACCTTGATCACCATTATCTGTTACTAAGGCAGCATTAGTACCCCAGTTAGTTAATGTTGTAGCATCGCTAGCTAAACGTAATGGTGTGTCACCAACTACGAACGCTGTAATACCACGATCAATGTTTAAGTTAACTAAGTTGCTGAACAATTCTGGATATCCAGGAGCAGCAATTAAGTTAAAGTTACGACGTTCTTCATCACGGATTTCTTGGCTAGTATCAACCGCACTCTTCATAGCAGCAACAACAACTGCTCGTTGTGCTTTACGTAAGAATGATCCTGATCCGTCTTCGTTATTTGGACTTGCTGTTACCCAACGATCAGTAGCGTATGTACTCATTGATTCACCAGCTATCCAACCTAAACCGCTTGGTGATCTGTTAATATCATATCTTGCGTTTTCAGTTGTGGTATCGATATAGTTATTACGATATTTTTTAACGTTACCGCTGCTACGACGTAGATTCCATAATAACATACCTTTTGGATATAGGTCTGGATCTGGGGCATCTGGATCTAGATAGTTGCTGTCTAATAAGTCAGCTATACTTGCCGCTGTGTTACCAGTTACACCACTTAATCCATATCGTGCATCAGCAAACAAAATACCGTCTTCTGTTGTTTGGTCAGCTTTATCGATCAAATACCAACCTTCTTCGTCTGCACCTTTGAATTGGTAGCGATAGAGTGTTGGATAATTTTCTAAGTCAGCAGTGCTAACCCATAGATCGTTATTTGCAAGTGCTGTAGTACCGTCACTTTGTGTTGTTGGTGCTGTGGCACTTACAATTGGACCAGTTGCATCTGTACCTGAATAAGGACTGCCTGTAGCAGTTAATCCTACCCATGTAGAACCATTGTGAACCATGATGTCAACTTCACCCGGTGAAGCATTGTACCATAGTTGGCCATCTGCTGGCTCGTTTAATGGACTATCTGTGCTTACAGTAAGATCTTCGTTAGCTAATGGTTTCCAGTTAGTTACAAAATAATCATAGTCTGCACCTGCTGGAGCAGCATACCAATTTGTTGTTCCTGTTTTAGCATACACATCGTATGTAGTACCAAAGATAGAACCAAATAATCCACCTGTGCTGTCTGTGATTCTAATCGTTCCGCCTGTTGAGTGTGTTAATGTAAACACGCTGTTAACTACAGATGCTGAAACGTATTTTAATCCACTGCCCAATTGTGCATTGTAAGATGCATCATTGATTGCTTTTGCAACAGCTTCTAAGTCTGCAACTACTGAACCAGTTGTGCCTGTTAATGAAGATGTTGAAACTGTTACAGTTTCTAGCCCATTAACACCTGTTTGTGATTCGCTAATTGTAAATGTTTGAACACCAGCTGTAACAGATGTTGCTGTATTAGTGATTGTTGTAGCACCTTTGACTGCTCTTCTCCAAACACGGAAAGTAGCTGAGCCTGGATCTTCTCTATCACCACTGTATTCTTCAGCGTTTGTTTGTACAAATAATGCGCCAACATTAATATTTGCACCACCACCTGAACGATCTAGATAATATTCAGCTGAATAAATGCTTGAATATAATGGAGCTGTTACTGTTGTCCAAGTTTCTGAAGCAGAATTCCATTGTTTGATACTCCAACGTGACCCGTTGTTTGGTTCTGTTGTTTTAATCCACACACTGCCTGTTGGGCGAGATGCAGAATCACTTGATTTAAATGCTGGAATCTGTGTATGTGGGCTTTGTTGTAATCTTGGACCATAAAATGTTGCTGAAGTGGCTGTGTAATTAGTGCCTAAGTTAACACCTAGATTTGCCCAATTACCTGTTCCGTTTGCTAGTACAACAGCTTCTGAAAGTGTTGAATCGCCTTCGTCTACACCCTTGGTATAAATGTATATCTTGCCATTAATAACTTCAGCAAAAATACCTGTACCTGGATCAGCTGGTGAAACAGCAGGTGATGCTAATTTAAGATTAATATCTGCTACTAATGATGTTAAAATTGCTGTTCCTGAACCTGAACCGCTAACTGATACACCATTGATCAAATATGTTTGTGCGGTTGAGTATAATGCAGGAGTTCTTGTTGAGTAAACTGTTGGATGACTACCAGTCCAATCTGTACTACCTAATAGTACCCAAGCACCTGTAAGATTAGCACTACCTGTAATTTTAGCTTGTTTGTAATAGAATTTTGCTAATTCTTTAGAAACACTACCT